CTGCCAGTGTACCCCTGCAAAATGTGCCCCCCATGGGTGGCATATCTTGCCTGCCTAGGGTGGCAGATTCTGCCCCCTTACAATTACCAATTACTAATCAACCTTATCAATCTCATGAAAGCTCTAGTGAGCAGATAAATGCAGACGGAAATAATGAGGACGCATCACGGCAAAAAGGATGGCTAAGAATCACAGACGAAATGAAGGAAACTATAGAATCACACTGTCAATTTTCTACAGGCTTTTATGAGCGGGCTAGAATAGCTAGGAAACATCTAAACATTAAACTGATCAGAGGGGGCTATTATGAGCAAATCTAAATCTATGAAAAAAATCGGGGACTCACCAGCATTGCATCAAATGCTTAATCATTTAAAACAATCTATAGCAGAAAGACCACAGCTGATCACACCTACATCTGAGCTATATGATTACAGGAATCTCAATCCATCCAATTTAGAGACTGAGGGCATTATCTATGAGAGATCAGCGCATTATAAAAGCAGACCATTGCCACACTGTGGTAGATGTATGGATGGTTGGATGCGAATAATCCAGGCAGATGGTGCATCTGCTGTGCATATATGTGAACACTGTGAGCGACCTAGACGCAGACTCAAAAAGCTAAATGATTTGCATCTACCTTCTGATGCAATAGGTGCACATTTAGATATGTATGAATGGGATAGTGCAGAGCAAAGATTTGCAATTAATCAGCTCATGAGCCACTTGACTTATGGCGGTGAGCCTCGAGCGCCATCTGTTTTAATGTGGGGTAAACCAGGTAATGGAAAAACTACTCTTAGCTATGCTCTAGCAAAGTGGTGCGTATTTAATGATTTTAGTGTGAGATGGGTTACGCATACTAATTTATTTGATCAGCTTAAGCGCTCATATAGCAACAGGGCAGATGACCCTTTCGAGGGGTGGTTAACAAATGTCTCTGTACTGCTATTAGATGAAATAGGCGGTGTAGGTGGTGGGCAGAATCACACTGATTGGTTTAAGTCTCAGACTGTTGCAATGATACAGAGCATCTATGAGAAATGGTCAGCAGGTGATCTAGCAGTAGTGATGGGCACAAACCTAAGGCCCACGCAACTTAAAGCATTGATTGAGCATAATGCAGCGGCATGGTCTAGAATCACTGAAATGTTTGATGAGCCTATTCAAATGCAAGGCGCAGATAGACGACAGAGTAAAAAGCTATCAGCGAAGTGGTCTCTATGAAGTATTTAGAGCCTAGACAATTCTATGATTTAGCGCTTGTCAGTGCACCATCTGAGCATAGCCCTGCTATCTACTGTGAGGCTACTTTAACAGCGCACTTGCTTGAAAATTATCAGCAGATAGTAAAGACAGAGCCCAGATATGCACATTCTAACAAACAAACAATTAGAGCTAAATCTCTTAGACTTGCGCATACATGGCTTAGATACCTACGCTCACACTATGCATCTGTTATGATTGTGCAACGGTGTGAAACATGCTCAAGTTTTATCACTCAGACTTTACAGCCCTGCCGTGAATCAGATATTGAGGCTTGCATACCATTTTTATATAAAGGTTAAAAAGACCAAAGCCCTACTCTGCTTCTTTTTTGGCGACGCAACAGAGTATGAGCTTTGTACCAAAATAATCTATACTAGACTATAGCGGGATGAATATACCTGCATATATTCTGTTATATTAGTCAAGTGTGATGATGGCCAGCGAAGAAAATAAAAAAAGCCCGTCAGATTGCAGTCTGAGGGGCTTCTATATTCAACGTGAATCAGCTCGCTGTAGAAGGCACTGGCTGACCCACATCTACCTATTGGGGTTTATGTTTATAGATTCAAAATATTTTAGGGTCAAGCTAAATAAAATATTATATTTACACTGTAAACAATGTATGCATAATGGTTGAAGGAGGTCATCAATGAAACAAACTATAGCAGTTAGACTAGCACCCGATGATGTGCAAAGAATTAGAGTAATAGCTGAGCAATTCAATCATAGTGTATCATATGTCACAAACATCATGATTGTTGAGGGATTGAATCACTATGCTAGAGTCACAGCTGAAAAGAAAATTGAAACAGGCCCAAACTTATTATCAATTTTGGAACGTGAACAGACACCTACCCACAGCGGCAATAACAGCTGATTATTTTGCGGGGCAAATAGCTGAGTTAGAAAGTCAATTAAATGGTATCAATAAACAGAGTAACACTGATAGGCAACGTGGGCCAGCCACCTGAGCTAAAAGCTGCAGGCAATGGTCAATATGCTCGGTGGTCAATGGCAACAAATGAGAACTATCAGGATAAACAGGGTGTATGGCAGACTGATACAGAGTGGCATAATATTAAGTTATGGGGCAGGAGTGCAGAGCGAGCTATAACTCAAATTAAAAAAGGCAGTCTTGTCTATGTAGAGGGGTCTATCAGATCCTATGAATATGAAGGTAAAAGACTATATGAGATAAAAGCACTCACTTGGCGCTTATTAGATAGTAAATCTGATGATACATTGCCAGGGCAATTGCTAGGCCCTGAGTCTACATCATGGCCCACTATTAAATCAGCTGAGTCTACATCATGGCATACTAATGCCTCAGCGGAAAAAAGCACTAAATGGGGTGAGCCACATCCTGCCAATACACAAGACTGGAAATTTTAAACACCGTGCCCCCACACTATCTATACAATAGTGCAGGAGTACAGGAGCAAATAAACAGATGGAGAGTAATATAAAAAATGATAAAACTCAAGTCGATCGAAACTATCGAGTAAATAGTTATGATGCTAATGGTGACTGCTGGGCTAGAGGACAGAAGTTTGAAAAAATGCTTTTTTATATGTTCACTGTTAGAGGCTATCAAGTAAAGGGCTCTACTCGAGATGAGGATATATATTTACATGCAGATATGTGGCTCACTCATTATGATGAGTCATACGGTATGCGTTTACTTAGCATAGATGCAAAGGCACTAAAAAGAATAAAGCGCTCTGATACTAATACAAATGATCAGTATGCGTGGGTAGAATGGAACAGCGTATCAGGGAGAGATGGCTGGCTTTTAAGCGGTGCAGATCTTATTGCATTTGAACGTGTTGAAACTGTTACTATCGTTAATCGAAAGCAACTCTTAGAGTGGTGCAAAGCTAAAGTAAGCTGTAACTATGTTAGCTCATCAAGTGATGCTCTCTATAACAAATACTCTAGAAAAGGTCGTAATGATATAATCAGTCTAATCGATCTAGATGATATTGATTTTGGTTATGTCTGGAATAAGAGATTACGACTTGAAGATGTGCTCGATCAAATTGCTATAGCTCTCAGTGAGCTCAGCACTAAAGATGGGCAAGATTTAATAGAGAGACTGTATAGAGAGTGTAGGTCACATCATGAATAGTTATAAGCAAATAGATAAGAAACGAAACATGCTTGTCTCAAAACGTAGAGTTCAAGAGATAAAAAGTCAAGACTCCTACGGTGGGAAGTACAGCACATCATTAGCAGATATTGAGCTTATGATGAAGCGAGAAGGGCATATCAATGCATCTACATGCAAGCCGTACACACTTGATGAGATTAGAATTATGTATCACAATGGTGATGTTCATCAAGTAGCTGCAGTGCGCAAGCTAGCGATAGATAAAAAATCAAATGGTTGCACATATATTGAAGTGAAAAATCTTCTATTAGAATTAGGTTATATTAACCCGCTCACTACAAAGCCGTATGGACTTTATACAGTTAGAAAATGGACTAAGGGCATAAACAGTCAGGCAGGCCATAGAGGCAAAACATATGGCATGAGCGCTGATGAGCTAACAGCGCACCAAAAACTAAAAAGAGAAAGGCAAAATGGATGGCAAAGGGATTTCTATTATAGGAATCGAGAAAGTCAAATTGAGCGCATGAGGAAAGACAGAGAGTTTAATAAACTTTATAAAAAATGAAATTGAGTACTTTATTATGTCTATAAATGTCACCGATTATGCGCACGTAAGAACACTGGCAGAACTACGCAAGCGCCTATGGCTAGCTGAGGGCGCTGAGCTATCTGCTGAGAGTAGAGCGCTATACACTCACATAGAGAAAACACTTATCACTACGTTAGAAGAGCATTATGGCAAACAGAAAGAAACGAACAAAGCAGGTGATAGAGATCATACTCAAGAATCTCAGAGACGGAATGACTAGAGATATAGCCTGCTCTCAAGCGGGCATACATGCCAGGACTCTTCACAGATGGTGTGAGGATGATGCAGAGCTTGATGCTGATGTAACAGCGGCTATTGATGTGAGCAAGGCGCTGCTGATCAATGAAGTGCGTGAGCTTGGTATGATAAAACAAGACTGGCGTGCAGCTGCTTGGATGCTCGAGCGCAGATGGCCTGCTGAGTTTAGTGCTAAGCGTGATGTGGATGTGACCATTAACAAGAGTGATGGCTCTGATGTAGTAGTGAGCATGGTAGCGCAGGCGCAGGAGATGATAGCAGAGCAGGCGGGAGTGGATGCATCTGAGCAGTCTACCCTTGATGATGAGGATTGAGGCAGTCTAGATGACTATCAATCTCAATCAGCTGCAGCGCTCTATCATCGCCAGCATCATCAGGCAGGATGAAATTATATCTGCTCGCTGTGCATGGGGTAGCGGTAAAACATCAGCGTTAGTATTTGCCCTGCTTATGGTGAGCAAGTGGCGGGCAGGTCGCTCATCATTGCTCATAACTGATACTACCCCCCGCTATAACTCAGTGCTAATGCCTGAAATTAGCAAATGGTTAGAACCTCTAGGGTGGACATATAACCATGGTCTACGGTTGTGGACAGATACGCACACAGGTTCAACAGTTTGGTGTAGGTCATACTATAGGCCAGGGACTAGAGAGGCTACACATAACCCTTTGGAGGGGCTTAATATAACAAGTGGAGTGTGCCTCATTGATGAGTGCCAAACGCTCACAGCAGAAGTAGCTCACAAGGCTTTAGGTCGATTAAGAGCAGGGCCCTCACCAATCATGATTCTAGTTGGTCTGCCTGTGGCTGATGCGTGGTGGTGCTCAATGGCAGAGCAGGCAGGCTATGAGCCTCTGCTCTTCACTAGCTATGTAAATGAGGCAAATCTATCAGAGGCATGGTTTGAAGCTACCAAGCTGCTGCCACAAGCAGAGCGTGAGGCAATGGTAATGAATAAGCCAGCGCCACCGACAGGCCTCATCTATAATGAATTCACAGAATCGCATATCATTGAAAAGTGGCAATACAATGAAAGCATGTCTTCACGCATTGCAATAGATTGGGGTTTTAGAAAACCATCAGTTTTAATCATTGCGTATGATGAGAAACTGCAGGCCTCAGTGATCTGCGCTGAGCTTAACCCTGCAGAGATCACTACATCACAGTTAGCTCAGCTCATTCTCAGTATAGCATGGCCCCGCTCACTAAAAGCACAAGCACCAGGCCCTAGGATATGGCTTGATGATGGTGTAGCTGATAAGGCGGGCAAGGCTCGAAATGATCAAACAGGTGCCTCAGCATTTAGAGCAATGAGGGCAGCACCAGGGACAGGGGGCATAGGTATGCCACTGAGAAATACATCAGACCCGATCAGAGTAGATATTCTAAATGGAGTGCAGAGACTCAAAAGAGCATTTGATAATAGACGTTATCTCATTACTGCTGAAGTGTGGCAGAGGGGTGAGCGGGCTAGAGGTAACAGCATCAGAAAGGCCCTGCTTAGTTATGCGTGGGACAAAGATGAGCGCCCTAGAAAAGACGGACGTGAGGATCCACTAGATGCGCTGAGGTATGACTGCATCATGTTTAACTGGCATGATACAATGATAGATAGAAAACAGTACCAGCCTAGATCTAGAGGCGGGAATGGTGTTAATAATAGACGTAGGGTAAACATAGGAGGCGGGCAGACTAGATCATTTTAGGATATTGAGCACATGCAATTCACTGAGAGATACCTAACAATTGTACTGCTCGATTTAATAGGCTCAACAGCATTTGTACAAAAAGCTGGCGCAATGAAGGGGGCACAGTGGCTGCAGTATCATGATAGACTAGCACGCTCACTAGTCTATAAGTTGAATGGCAGAGAGATAGATAGATCAGATGGTTTTCTTTTGAGCTTTGAGCGACCTATTGACGCTGTAAATTTTGCTCTAATCTATCAGCAGACAGTACCAAAAAAGACACTAATACAGGCTAGAGTGGGCATACACTTTGGCAAAGTGGTGGAAGTTAAACAAGATGAACTGAGTGTTATGGCAGGAGCTAAAAGCACAGAACTAGAGGGTATTGCTAAAAATATAGCAGCACGCACAATGAGCATATGTAGAGCGGGGCAGGTGTTGCTCACAGCTGAGGCTATGCAGGCAGTTAAGGGGCGTACTAATGCATTCACACCTGCAGGCACTTGTTATGCTTGCGTAGGTGAATATAGATTCAAGGGGGTAAGAGCACCGCAGATCATCTATGCTGTAGGCGCAAGCATTGAATCATTACAGCCCCCTCAATCAAATGAGAAAGTACAGCGCCTAGGCGGGCCTAAACGCATCAGATCCAAGATGAAAGATCGAGCAATAAAAGAGCATGTGTGGTGGCTGATGAAAGGCACAGCGCTCATCATGCTCTGCTGGCTTATCTCTATTGTAGGCCCTGTAGTGATTGATCCACATGCTAGAATGATGAGTGAGCTGCACTGGCATTTTTGGTGGCTCGATATGTTGCTAGATTCAATCAGGCAGGTGATAAGATGAGCGATGATAAACAGACGGTGAGTCATAAAGAATTTACACAGACAGAGAAAGCCAGACGAGGATGGTGGTTCTCAGTCCTGTTTTTAATGACGGTGGTGGGGCTCATACTATTTCTCACATATGTGCGCATAGTAGATGAGAATAGAGATGTGCTCATAGGCATACTCGGTGTGATCACAGGCAGCATCTCATCAATGATGGCTATAGCAAGCGGTCGAGATCCGAGTGAGGTTGAAGAGTTGAGAGATAAGCTCTCATCAGCAAACGCTGATAGACAGGCTCTAATAGCTAGGCTGAGAGATGCACAGATTCAAATGCAGATAAAGCATGATCATCTTTTAGAGCTGCAGACTATTATCATCAATAAGCTCAGTTCTCTTAGTGATACACCGATCAAGCCAGCTAATGAAGGTGATATAGTTTTACACCCTGACATTGAGAGATGGACATAAACGAAAAGCCCCATTACTCCCTTCAAAGTTTGGACACCACGAAGAAGTAAATGGGGCTCTGAGAGGAGCTCACAGACCTAAGTCTGGAGTCTCTGCTAATGAGTTCACTATATATCATTGAGCTCATCTCTTCAAGATTAGAATAAGCAGTTTACATAGTAAACATTGTAAGCATTGTAAATAGGCAGTGTATAACAATAGTTGATAAATGTTTTATTTTTGCTTATGGTGTTTGATATGTTGTAATAAAGTGACCACAATAGCAGGGGTACTCATGAGTAGACGTGAGCGCAAGCCAAGGCACATGAGAGCTAATATGCCAAGTTTTGGTGTGCGTGGCATCACAGGCACGCAGCTCAGTGGTGGCACTATCACAGGAGTAGAGCAAAACCCTCAGCTCACTGGCCTTAATTGGGTACAGCAGGCAGAAGAGATGGTCAGGACAGACCCTATTGTTAGGCGATCATGGCACATGCTGAGGCAGACTCTGCTCAGTGCGTCATGGCGTTTCGAGCCTGGCATAGAGAATGATCCCATAGCTGATGAGCTAGCACGCTATGCAAATGAGGCTTTCGGCTTCGATGGTTATAGCGGGCAGATGACTCTCAGCTTTGAAGAGCAGCTCAGCTACTTGTTTGAGTTTATCCCTTTAGGCTATCGATATGCAGAGGAGATCTACAAAGTAGGCCCTGATAGTGATGGACACATTAGAGTGTGGCTAGATCATTATGCAGATAGGGAGCCCTCAGCGCATAATAGATGGCTCAGCAGAGATAGTCAGCATCTAGATGGGGTGCTGCAGAATGTGGTGGGTACTACTTACATACCTGAGCCCATACCTGCAAACAAGCTGCTGCTCTTAACTCTAAACAAAACAGGCTCTAACTTTGAGGGCGTGGGCATGCTGCGCCCTGTGTGGTGGTGGTGGCGCACTAAGCAACGCACTAGTAACTTAATGTGTGTGGGGCTAGATAGATGGGCTGTGCCTACTCCTAAAGTATCGGTCGATAGATCACAGGGTGAGGCTATGGGGCTCACTGATGCAGACATTAGCGCTATGATCGATGATGCAGAGGGGCAAGCTCAATCATTTCTAGCAGCAGAGCAAAGTTATCTAGTAGAGACAGGGGTAGTAAAATTTGAGTCTTATGCACAGCAGCCTAATTTGTACGCAGATGGCCCATTAACAATTATTAAAGAATGTGACTCTCAAATATCTGCAGCTTTCTTGGCTCAGTTTGCTGATCTAGGCAACACAGAGACAGGCGCTAGATCAGTAGGCGAAATACACCTCAGTGTGTTCAGACGTGCTGCTATCAATCTCTGTGACCTAGTAGCATCACAGATCAGCGGTGTGGATAGGCGGGGCGGTGGTACTATCGGCAGGCTGATCAGATGGAATTATGGCGCAGTTGATCCCTCTAAATTACCAAGGCTAAGCCATACAGGTTTAGACACTGATGAGCTCGCTGAGAGCCTAGGTATGTTGCCTCAGCTAGTGCAAGCGGGCATACTTACCCCTGATAATGATTTAGAGCGTGCTATCAGAGAAAGACTGGGAGCAGGTGATTTACCAGAGGAAGCAGAGAGATCAGCTATAGAGCGTACTAGCTCAGCAGGTGGTGGCTCTACACTTAGCGCATTTGCTGAGCGCTTAGTGAGGAGTCGAAAACATGGCTAAGCGTACAAAGGCACAAACGCCAGCGCCTAAGCGTGATCAAATTGCAGGCTCATCTAAAAACAAAAAGGGCTCTGCATCTAGTGGGCGTGGTGGTATCAATATCAGCAAGCAGGCTGAGCAGAGCCTCATCAATATGCGTGATAAGCATAATGAGAGATATAAGAGCAAGTCCAAACGCGTAGATCTTGGAATGTTAA